CGTTCTGTTACCATATCTCTCTACTTCTTGCTCATAAAGCTCTGGTAAATATTGTTGAGCAAAATCATTTGCTCCACCAGTAAAGTTTAAATAGTTGTTGGCTAAAAGTTGTTGTTGTTGACTCGGGATTATTGACCCGAATTGTGGGGATAAAGCCATAATTGTTTAATTTTTAATTGTTAAATTTTCTTGTTTTTATTTTTAATTTTGATGAATCTAATCCACTAATCGACTTTACTTTTAACCCGTTTATAAAAACATTACCATCGGCAACTTGCCTAGGTTTGTCTTGGGAAGGGTTCTTAGAAGAGGAGATAACGTTTTTAACACCATCTGCTTTTCCTTGTTCATAAAAATGATGAGCAATTTTATCAGCATTCATAGCAGCGTACATTGCCTTATGATACCCACCTGTGTCTACAATATTTCCTTTATCATCAGAATATTTTCCAATAAAATTTTGTACATCAGATTGAGTTTCACCAACTTTAACAGGATCTTTGACACCATACCTAAATTTCTTTTCACCAACATTGAAATCAAAACCTTTGAATTCGTTGCTAAATAGTTTTTTAGTATTGTCTCTAAAATCACCGTGTAGTTGCTTGGTAATTTCTTGTTGCTTTTTGTATTGATCGAGGAAACTTACAGCTTCTTGTTGTTCTTGAGTAACGCCCGGTCTCAACTTGATCTCGTCGTAATATTTACTTTTTGAACTTTCTAAAAACTTTGTAGCTTCCGCAACTTCTTCTTTAAACGCAAGTTTCTTTTTTCTTATTTCTCTTGGCTCGTCTACATCTTCTTCAAACTCAAAATTATCTTCCATTAAGAAAGAAATTTCTTCTTGATTTAAATGAGGTTTTGCTTGAGTATAATATTCTCTAAGTACTTGCGAAGAACTTAGTTTTGAATAATCTTTATTTAATGATACGTAGTCTTCTACTGTACCACCAGTTTCTTCCATAAAATTAATTAGCTTTTCAATGTTTTCTGGTAAAGGTTTACCTAAAACTTTTTCATCTCTTACAGCTTCTTTAACTTCTTGTTTTATTTCTTTTACTTCTTCTTCAACTATTTCTTGGATTGGTGACACTTCTTCTTTAGTAGCGGCGCTGGGCTCTTGTACTTGTTCGTCCACCTTAGCCAAATCTCCGGTTTGTTTATTTTCAGGAACTGCTCCTGTTTCTTCGATACGAATGGCATTGTCTTCTTCTTTTATAACCTCAGCTGGTACTTCTACCTTGATAATATCAGGAATTACTTCTCCTTGAGCTTCTGGTTTAGTTAAATCTAGTTTAATTGTTTCACCTTCTGGTAAAGTTTTAAATTTTTTAGGTGTTTTCTTTTTTAATTTAAATTCACCTTCCTGCTTAACAGGTTCTGTTGTTTGTGTTTCTTTTGACATGATAAAATATTATATAATTATTAAATAGTTTAGATACTAGGCGGCATCATATTTTGTAAACCAAAAGTGCCTAATTGTGATGTACCTGCACTTTCAAAATCTTTAGGTGCTCCATCTGTTTGTCTTTGGTTAATTAGTTGACTTTGTTGTGTCCCCTGTAATTTAATTCTTTTGTCTTTGCGATCTTCGATTTCTTGCTCTTTAGTACCCATGTTTTGTCTTTCTATCATAGCAAGTTGCTTTTGATATTCAAACTCTTGAGCCATTAATTGCTTTTTTATTTCAAGATCAGTCTGCATTCTTTGTATTTCAAATGATGACTTAGCTTGTTCTAATTGAACTTTTGATTGAGTCATAGCTTCATTTTTTTGAACCTCAGCTAAAGCAGCTGCTTCTGAAGTTTTTGCATTAGCTTGAGCTTGAGCTTGAATCATAGCCTTTTGATTGGCTTGATCTCTTTTTAATTTTTTCTTACGCTTTTGTTTAAGAAGTTGATTAGCTAATTTAATATTTTTAATTTGACGTATATCAATAGCGTCTTCTAAATCAATACCACCACCTTTTAATGCTATTTGAATATTAGTTTCTAGCATTTGTTGTTCTTCTTCTTCTGGTTCTAATTCTAAAAATATACCAAAATCATGAAGATTTAAATTTGATATTTCACCTAAAGTTTTAGCATTAAATAAAGAAATGCTTTCAACTAAAGCGTTGTTAGTTAAAGGAAACCTTAAAACATCTGTTATTTTTAAAGAAATGTTTTCACATATTCTAAGTGACAAATAAAGACTAGCTTGGTTTATATGTTTAGTAGCTATATTAGATTGATTAGCTGCCATCTTAGCTAAACCTACTAAAGCATCTTTATCTGGTAAGCTACCATCTCTAGCCTCATTAAGCCCGGTTACGTCACGTATCATTTGTAAATAGTATTGATACGTTTGTATAAGACTTTGAAGTTTAGCTCCTCCTGACGAAGAAGTTAATTCTTGAATAGGTACTTTGCCTCTGTTTAATTCTCCATCTTGTGTTAGTGATCTACCAACAATAGAACCAGTTTGAAAATACATATTTAATGCTTCTGCTGGATTGTAGTTTGTACCATTGCCTAAATCAACTTCAGCTAAACCATCCATGTCTAAGAATACACCGTCCGGTACCATTCTAGCTAATACTTGTTGCATTTTTAAATGCGTTAACTGTATCATATCAGCAAACCCTGTTATTTTACTAACTAAAGATTCAATTTTACCTTTATACATTCTTGGCGCACATAGCGCGTAATTCATTTCTACTTTAGTAGAATCAGACATAGGTCTAGTCATGTTTTCTGCTAACTCCCACTTTAACATAGTATCAGTTCCTAATACTTTAACACCAGAATATAAAACTTCTATACTACGTGACACTTTGTCATAAGTGTCAGCCGGTGGAGGATTAAATTCATCTGTTTTTTGTATAATTTTTTCTAAACCGTTTTCATTATATTTTAATTTAAAAACTTGATTCATATAAGTTTTATATTCAAAATATAAAATTTGAACTGTGTTATTATCATAATTTCCCCAGCCAGTTATATATTGTCTATTACCTGGCATTTGTTGAATTTTTTGTAATTCATCATTAGGTATATCTGGAAATTGTTTTTTAAGTTCGGGTATTGTTATAGATTTAACTTCACCAACATAATATATGTCTTCAAAATTTGGGTCTTCTGTGTAAGAATATATAACATAAGCCGGATCAACGTAGTCTATTTCTATTCCATTAGCTTTATTAAATGTTGTTTTAGCACAAGCTATTCCACAAGTTACTAAATCTTGATTTAATCTACGTTTAGTTAATTCCCATTTATTTTTAGCCAATGTAGTTGTTATAGCTTCTTCTTCTGCAATTTCTATAGCTTGCTTATAGCTCAACTGCATGTGAAGCTCTAACTCTTCCATTGTTTCAGGCATTTGATCTGGTGGTACTGACGATCTTGAAGCGTCTATACCAAACATATCTTTCATTTTTTGTAATTGCTTATGAGCAAACATATCTTTTGCTATTGCATCAGCGTGTAAAGTTCTTTTTTGAACTGATGAAGGATCTTGTGCAAATGCTTTTATTTCAAATTGTTTATTAGATATACCATTAACAACAATATCAACAAACTTAGATATAACGGGAACTGGCTTCCAGTCTAAGTTAAGATAAGACAAATCTCCATTGATAGATAATTCGTCTTTATATTTTTGTACAGGTTGCTCACCTCTTGCGTATAATCTTAAAAAATGATAATTATTAAAACTAGTTAGATATCTGTTACCGTTAGTTCTACCTTGGTTAAACCATTCGGTTTCAATAGCGGACGCTACTTGAGATCCATACTCCCACGAAGCTTTTTCTGCGTCTGGTACTACCTGACTTGGAAAAGCACTATTTGAATTAGTATTTATTTTCATTTATTCAATTATTTTTGACATTGATCCCTTGTTGTTAAATTTCTTAAATCCTAAGTTGTAGATTTTTCTTTCAACTTGAGGGTTTGGTCGGTATTTATTTTTATTACAAGCCATTATAGCTAAACCTGAACTAATAGAAGCATCATGAGATGTTCTGTTATTTATATTAAATTTAGCCCAGTCTTCTAAAGTTCTTTGAAAATACATATCTCCATAATTGCCAGTAGACTGTAAACCTATGTATTCTTCTATATACGATTCTATAGCGGCCGCATGAGCTTGTTTAATATCTTCACTTGAATTAGGTATTCCACCTATTTCTCTTTCTGTTACAGATAATTTATTATATATTTTATCAGGTCTGTTTATAGAATATCCTCTATAGCCTCTTCGTTTAAAATAATATAATAATCTAGGTTTATTATTTTCTGCTAATATTGGCATGCCATAAAAAACACAAGCCATTAACACGTCTTCAAAAAATATCTCAGCTGTTGATGGTCTACTTATGTATTCTAAAAAAAAATGATTAGGTGGAACATTTTCCATGCTAAACTTTGTTAAGCCTGTTAAAGCTCCGTTAGAACCTCTTTTATCAACCGTACCTGATATATCATAACTGTCACAGCCAAATGCTCCACAATGTTCATTACCAGGAAATTTTAATCCATTTTTTGCTACTACTTTATTTTGTAGTTCTAGCGGTGGTACCCATGATACAAAAAATCTACCATTATTACTTGGGTTAAAAACCACTTTAGTATCTTTAACTCCATTTATCCATTGAAAATTACCTTGAGTTATTATACCACTATTTTTTATATCAGCGTTCCAATCTATTTGCTCATATATTTTAGTTAAATTAAAAAGAGATGATTTAGCTTCGTCTCTAAAAGCGTGTTCTTCAGTTCTTGGGAATTGTCTATAAAATTCATTTAAACCGTCTTGATCTCCTTTTAAACCATCAACTTCATTTTGCCAATACTCTATTACTCCAATTTTTATTTTTGTTCCATGAGGGTCTTCAGCTGGTTTTTTTGGCGTGTCGAATACAGGTACGCCATAAGAATCAATGTATCCTTCGTAGTTCCATTCCATAGGTATGAACAAAGAATAGAGTCCTGAGCGAGTCTGTCCGTTGGAGTTTCTTTTTGTAACATCTGAATCATAATA